AAAGTCTGGCGCTCGACCCCTTACCGAAGACGAGGCTCGCCGCACGATTGACGTGATGGAGGAGTGTATGGCGGAAGGGCTGCCGGAGCGGTCCACAGGCGGCAGACCTTCGGCCCGCATGGAGTGTGCGCGCAGGCTCGGGATCGCCCCGCCATCCTTGGACCGCAGGCTGGAACAAGCCCGCGTGCTGTATCAACTGACACCGGATCCCGATGCCACCGTAAAGCGCAGGATGGCCGAGCCGTTCACGTTTGAAACCCTGCCGCACGACGGCGAACCAACCGCCGAGGACTTGATTGCTGCGCTGTCTGTGCGCCACGCCAAGCGCAAAGCCCACCACGACGCCGCCAAGCTGCGGCAGGTGCGCATCAACATCGGCGGGCCAATCGCCGTTGCCGGGTTCGGCGACCCCCACGTTGACGACAAGGGCTGCGCATGGGGTGATCTGGAGCGCGACGTCCGCATCTGCCGTGACACGCCAGGGATGCTGGCCGTCGACGTCGGCGACAACTCCAACAACTGGGTCGGGCGGCTGATGCGCCTTTACGCCGAGCAGGAGGTCACGCCGAAGCAGTCCCTGCAACTGATCGAGTGGCTGATGTGCGCCTTGCCGTGGCTGCATTGGGAAGACGGCAACCACGACGCATGGAACACCGAGAAAGGCGACCCGGTCGCCATCATGCACAAGATGCACAAGCGGCTCGGGTCCATGAACGTCGGCGGCACCCGGCTGCAACTGAACTTGCCTACCGGCGCGTCCGTGTTCATGCACGTCCGCCACGACTTCCCCGGCGGCTCGCAGTTCAACCCAGCTCACGCCATGGTGCGTGAGACGCTGTTCGGGTTCCGCGACCACATCATGATGTGCGGCCACCGGCACCACACCGGCTACATCCCCGTCTGGCACAACGACCCGCGTCGTCTGTGCCACGGGTTCCGGCTCGGCACCTACAAGGACATGGACCACTACGCCGCTGAAAAAGGGTTCCAGGATGGTAACTGGGCACGGTCCATGGCCGCTGTGATCGACCCTGACCACGCCCACGACCCAGTTCGTTTTGTCAAGGCGTTCTTTTCGTTGCAGGAGGCCGCCGAATACCTGACATGGCGTCGCGCCAAATGGGAACTCGGATACTCGGCGTCGATATAGCCTGTTGCCAATAAGGCACGACGCAGTTACCTTCACAGCACTACACCCTACCGGCGGGGTACACCGGGGGTTCTCTGAGAGCCAACATGACCGACGAAAGCCCAGCGGGGGTTGAAGCCGCGCCGGAACTGGAGGCCACGGCCCCTCCCGTTACTGAAGTCCAAACGCCGGAAGACGTAACGCCTAAGACCTTCAGCCAGGAAGAACTGGATGCGGTCGTCAGCAAGCGTCTCGCACGAGAGCAGCGTAAATGGGAACGTGAGCAACAGCGCCAAGCGCCGCCCCCCGCCCCCCTTCCGCCGGCTGACCAGTTTGAGAGCACCGAGGCATACGCCGACGCGCTGGCAGAACAAAAGGCAGTAGCCTTGGTCGAGCAAAGGGAGAGGCAGCGACAGCAGGACGCCGTTGTTGAAGCCTATTTCGACCGCGAGGAGCAGGCCCTCGGCAAGTATGATGACTTCAAACAGGTCGCATACAACCCGTCCCTGCCGATCACCGCCGAGATGGCCGAAACCATCCGCGCCTCCGACCAAGGCCCCGACGTGCTTTATCACCTCGGGTCCAATCCGGCGGAGGCTGCGAGGATCGCGCGACTGTCGCCGCTCTTGCAGGCCAAGGAGATCGGACGGATTGAAGCCGCTTTGGCGGCATCACCCCCGGTCAAACGCACCACCTCCGCACCACCGCCTATCTCACCTGTCACGCCTACCAGCAACGGCGCTCCCGCCTACGACACCACCGACCCCCGCTCTGTATCTTCCATGAGCACGTCGGAATGGATCGCGCAGGAACGGCTCCGGCAGATGAAAAAAGCGGCCAGATAACCCCCTCTGCAAGGAACCACCGACGTGGCCAACTCGCTTCTTACCATCGACATGATCACCAGGAAGGCCCTGGAGATCTTTGAAAACAACCTCGTCCTGACGCGGAACATCAACCGCCAGTACGACGACAGCTTTGCCAAGGAAGGTGCCAAGATCGGCTCCACCCTGCGCATCCGCCTGCCCGACCGGGCACTGGTGACCGACGGTGCCGCCCTGCAAGTGCAGGACGAGAACGAACAGTTCACCACCATGTCCGTCTCCAACCAGAAGCACATCGGCGTGAACTTCACGACCGCCGAGATGGCTCTGTCGCTGGACGACTTCGCTGACCGCATCCTCAAGCCGCGCATCAGCCAGCTCGCCGCCAGCGTCGACGCTGACGTCGCCAACGTCTACAAGGACGTCTACAACGCCGTCGGCACCGCCGCCGTCACCCCCGCTACCTCCGAGGTGCTGCTGGCTGGTCAGCGCGTCCTGAACGAGGGCGCGGTCCCGATGGCGAACCGCTACGCCACCGTCAACCCCGCCGCCAACGCCGGTCTGGTCGAGGGCCTGAAAGGGCTGTTCAACCCGGGCGACGTCGTCAGCCGTCAGTTCAAGAGCGGCATGATGGGCGAGGGCGTGCTCGGCTACGACGAGATCAACATGTCGCAGTCGATCAAGGTCCACTCCTACGGCACCCGCGCCGCCACGGGCGCTACCGTGACCACCACGGTCGCTACCCAGGGCCAGTCGACCATCGCCATTACCGGCTCTGGTTCGCAGATCATCAACAAGGGCGACACGTTCACAATCGACGCCGTGTTCGCCGTCAACCCGCAGACCCGCGAGAGCACCGGTCAGCTCCAGCGTTTCGTCTGCACGGCCACCAACACGGCCTCGGGCGGCGCGTATACCTCGGTGGCCATCAGCCCGCCGCTCTACACCCCGTCGGAAGCTCTGGCCACGGTCAGCGCCTTCCCGCAGTCTGGCGCAGCGATCATCTTCAACGGCGTCGCCTCGACCTCGGCTCCGCAGAACCTGATCTACCACAAGGACGCCTTCTCGTTCGCCACCGCCGACCTCCTGCTTCCGCAGGGCGTCGACATGGCATCGCGTCAGGTCCACAACGGCATCTCGATGCGTATCGTCCGCGACTACGACATCAACAATGACCGTATGCCCTGCCGCATCGACGTCCTCTACGGCTACGCCGCAATCCGTCCCGCCGCTGCTACCCGGCTGCTCGGCTAACCCCCTCCCGAAGGAGAGATAATCATGACTATCCCGAACATCGGTGGCGGTTCTCAGATTGGCGACGGCAACCTCAACGAGGTTGTTCTCGCTGTCGTTCCGGCCCCGCCCGCCGCCACCGTCGCCGCCACCCTCTCGGTGGCGCAAATCACCAGCGGCATCCTCCTTGGCAGCCCCGGCACTTCCGCTGCGGGCTACACCCTGCCGACCTGCGCCACTCTCGACGCAGCCCTCGGCAACGCCAAGGTCGGCTCGTCGTTCGACCTCGCGGTCATCAACGTCGACGGCTCGTCCTCCGGCGTCATCACCATGACGACCAACACCGGCTGGACTCTCGTCGGTCTTATGACCATCGTGGCCACCGCTGGCACCACCCAAGCTTTCCGCGCTCGCAAGACGGGCGATGCGACCTGGACCCTGTACCGCATCGCGTAACGCCTACCCCGCCCCGCCTTAACCGGCGGGGCGGCACTGCCCTTGCCAACGACAGGATGCCAGCATGACGACCGCAGGAGACATCATCTACGGCGCGCTCCGGCTGATCGGTCAACTGGCCGAGGGCGAGGTTCCGTCGGCGGAGACGGCGCAGGACGCGCTGGCCGCGATGAACATGATGATTGATAGCTGGAGCACCGAGAGGCTCGCTGTCTACGCCACCCAAGATCAAGTCTTCACATGGCCCGCAGGGCAGGCAGTCCGCACGATCGGGCCGACCGGCAACTTTGTCGGCCTGCGCCCCGTGCTGCTCAACGACGCCACCTACTACGTTGACCCGCAAGGGCTGTCGTTCATGCCCGCGATCATCAACGAGGCGGAATACAACGCCATCGTCCTCAAGACGGTGACGAGCACCTACCCGCAGGTCATCTACGCCGAGGCGTCGAACCCGAACGCGACATACTCAGTCTACCCGGTGCCGACGGAGGCGCTGGTCTGGCACTTCATCTCGGTTCTGCCGCTGTCGCAGCCCGCGTCGCTCGGCACGGAACTGGTGTTCCCTCCCGGCTACCTGCGCGCCTTCCGCTACAATCTGGCCTGCGAACTGGCCCCGGAGTTCGGCGTTGAGCCGTCGCCGCAGGTGACGCGCGTCGCCATGGTGTCCAAGCGCAACCTCAAACGGATCAACAACCCGGGCGACATGATGGCCATGCCGTCGGGCATCATGGGGTCGCCAGGGCGCTACAACATCTACACCAACATGCCGAACTGACATGAAGTCCCCG